CTGGCCATCGAATGACTCCTCGCCACGTGGCCGAGCAAGATAGCCACGGTCACGAGCAACACCGACGCCCTGTCCATACTTGGCAGCGATGTTCTTCTCGAGATAGAACGTGTAGAACGTGAACGTCACACTGAACGTCTGGATCGCTTCACCATTGCTCCAGTCGAAGTTGACCTCCGACATGGACACCGGGTACGCCCTATCCATGGTGTATTTAAGGATCTCAACAGGAGCGTCCACAGATCCTGGGTTCTCGTTGTACACGTACATGACGAGCACAGTCTCGTAGTTGGCTGGATACTGCACCTCACCATACGCTGCACCATTCAGTGGTGTGGTCTTGGCAGGGTTGCCGTGGGCTACCACGTTGCGGATCCAGTTGTCGAAGAACGCAACTGCCTCGCCATTGCCATCGCAATAGAACGTGAGTGTCACGTCCGTGGTCGCGACGTCGTATGGCACCTTGCGAGCTGGACCATAGCCACGCACACGTTCTTCAGCAGTGATGACCTGAGTGCCAGGCAGATTGCCAGACGAGCACAGATACGACAGGAAGCGCGTCTGTCCCTTGTACCAGGCTGGTGCGGTTGGAATAGCAGCAACGAAGTGACTCGGGCGGACGAGACCGTACCCGAGTGCTTCTGCGCCGAACTTCTGAATGTCGAATGCCATGTGGCTGCCTCTTCTTCCTTACTTCTGCCAGTTGTTGCCGCGATACACGCGCTTGGACTGAGTCCAGACCTCTTCCTTGGTTGCCTTCTTGAAGCGTTCCGTTGGCAGGAACAGGGCGAACTGCCACTCTTCAGGATGGATCCAGATGAAGCGCGATTGCACGTGCTTGTCGAGATAGTGCTTGTAACATGGACGGAAGTACTTGTACTCAGCAGCAGCCTTGAGTGTGGCATAGTTCAGCTGCATGCGAGTAGTCTCATCCATCTCCGTGTTGTTGAGATTGCCGCCCTTCAGCAGTGCATCCATGAGAAGAGCACGATGACGTGGTGGTAGGTAGTGCATGTTGATGCCATGGAAGCCGCCCTTGACCTTCTTGATGGGGAAGATGAGGGGGAACGTGTCGTAGTATGGCAGCTCCTTCTTGAGCTTAGGATCATACACGAACATCATCATGTCACCGATGCGAGGGTTGAATCGCAGGTCACGCGCCGGTCGATCGGTCAACATACGAGATGGAGCAACGCGTTGCATCGACACCTGCTGTGCACGATCACGCAGCCATGCAATGCTTCGCTTGGTACCGTTGAGTTGTTGACCCTTCTTCTCAGCCTCTGCCACGATCTTGGTGTAGAGGGTACTGACTTTGCGCTTGCTTGGCATTTAACTGCCCTCCAATCCGTTGATCTGCTTCTCTGTCATGATGACGAACTGCCAGCCACGCTTCATGCAGTACTCGTTGGCTGCCTCCCACTTGGCACTGTTGACGCCCCACGTCTTGACCTCAGTGAGATAGCGACGGGTGATGCGACTAGGCTTCTTGGGAGCAGACGTCTGACTCTTGGGCTTGACCTCGATCAGCGTGGTGACGATGGTGCCATCAGCCTGCTTGAACTGCACGATGAAGTCCAAAAAGTAGCGGTGAAATTTGTTGTCGATTGGGGAGCGATATGGTACGATCACTGTCTCTGAACCCCATGAGATCACGTCCTTGTGCTTGTCGAAGTAGTTCATACACTTCAACTCCAGCCCGGACCTGTATGTGATCTTGGTGTGGTCGCCCACGTACTTCTTGATGTTGCGAGGCTTGAATTTTCCTCGGTATGCCATGCTATAAATACCTTGGTCTATCTGATGTGATATTTAGCTCATGCCATTCCAAGGTCCTCCATACGCTCAGAATCCTGATCCATCGACGTACAAGCCGAATCAGGGCACCAACGTCGTGTTCAGCGATGGCACGACTGCATGGCAGCGCGACAGCTGGGCAGCTGACGCTGCAGCCAACAAGAACTCGCCACCGGTTCCATACACGGATCCGATGAGTCGCAACACACCCATCAACTCTCCCGACAACCTCCCAGCCAACCTGCGCAACGTGGGTGGCAAGAAGGGCACAGCCGGCGAAACACCCGCTGCTGTGGTCCAGGACAAGAAGGAACAGGTCGCAGCACCAAAGAAGCTACAGTTCCCATCGTCCGACATCGACAACATGCGCTATGGCATGCAGTTCAAGTTCGTCAAGCAGTCGTACGAGAAGTACGGTGACAAGGCGAAGTTCACCAGTGACATCGCTGGTGCTCACATCTTCCTGCCACTGCCAACTTCCATCATGGAAGCGCTCAACGTCAACTACAACATCAGCGAACTAGGCGCAGCCGGCACTCTGTTTGAGGCTGGCAACAACACCATGGACGCCCTGGTCTCAGGCAAGTTTGATGGCGCGTCTCCTGATCAGCGCAGTGCGATGGTTGAGAGCGCCGTCAAGCAGGTCATGAACGTGAGTGGCTACGTGGTGCGTCGTCTCATCTCAGGCATGAGCCAGGAGACTGGCCAGGCAGTGGACCTGAAGTATGGACAGGTGACCAACCCATACACCGTGGCAGTGTTCCAGTCCACCACACCTCGCAATCACTCCCTGACCTTCAGGCTCATCCCACGCACGCCACAGGACTCGAAAGACATCCAGGCGATCATCAACGCGTTCAAGTATCACTCTATGCCCTCAAGGCAAGCCGGTGGTGATGGCACAGCCGGTATCTTCCTGCGCATGCCTGAGGAAGTGGAAGTGTGCTTCTACGGAACCAAATTCCTTTACAAGTTCGCTCGCTGCGTGATCCAGTCTGTCAGCGTCAACCACACCCCGTTCGGCACACCGTCCTTCTTCGCAGGATCAGACGGCGCTCCGACCGGTGTTGAACTGACCCTTGCTCTACAGGAAATCGAACAGCTCACCAAGGAATCCTATGGTGACGACCACAGCCAGTACGCAATGGTCTAACCAACATAAGGAACCGCACCCATGCGTCAGTACTTTAAGAATCATCCACTGATCACGTACAACGGACAGCAGATGCGCAATCTGCTCAGCTCCGCACAGATCACCAAGGAAGTCCTCGCCAGCACCACCAACTTCCTCCCATACCAAATCCAGGAAGGCGACACCATCACGTCCGTCGCCTTCAACTACTACGGATCAGTGGACTATGCCTGGCTCGTCCTGTTCAGCAACGATGCAACCGACATCTACAGCTTCTGGCCAAAGACCGAAGAACAGATCCAGGCATTCATCGTCAAAGAGTATGGATCAATGGATGCAGGGTACAAGTACATCCATCACTACTACCACGTCACTGATCCGACGTATCCCCCGGTGACTCCAACCACGTTTGTGTTCATGAGTGAAGCTGAGAAAGCTCAGTTCTTCCCCATGTTCCTGTATGACTACCTCATCCGTGAGAACGAGAAGAAGCGCCATATCAACCTGATTGATAAGGTGTATGCTGCTCGTATTGCGCTTGAACTTGAGAAGAAATTGGCATCATGAATTACGTGAGGATTTACGACGAAATTTGCACTAGTGCAGAAAAGGTCCAAAAACGGAGTGAGTGTTCGCAGAGAGGTGTCTGCCCTCGTGAAGCCGCTGGGAAGTGGTGTGGGTCGTGTCTACACGTCCACCTAATCATCCCCGCTGGTATCTGGGGATCCACGGGCGCTGATCCCGCAAAGAACACGATCTATCTCACTGCAGCGCAGCAAGTCATCGCATATGCCCTGCTCCGCAAGATCTATCCGTACTCCAAGCACATTGCTGACACCTATCGTGCACTGAAGCGTGCCCGTGGACGCAAGAAGCGCAAGATCCCATATCGTCGTAAGCCTCATAGTGCAGCTACTCGTGCGAAGATGTCAGCCTCACACAAGGGCAAGACCTTTAGTGCTGAGAGTCGTAAGCGTATGAGTGAAGCAAAGCGTGGACGTGCACTGAGTGAAGCGCATGTGCGTGCTCGTAGTGAATCGCGTAAGCGCAACAAGCGTGGCTTTAGCCCTGAGACCATCGAGAAGATGCGATTGGCAGCCAAGAACCGTAAGATGAAACCCAAAGAAAGCAACTGGAGTGTCAAGAAGAAATGAAGACGTATCGAGAGTTCGTGGCTGAGGCTGCGACAAAGGAACCGTCGCCGTATGCAAGTCATGAAGAGCATCATGCCTATCACGAGAAGATGTTCAAGAAGTACGACAAGCACAAGAACGTGTCATCTGCCAGTGAGCAAGCACAACGTGCACGTCTCGCTGCTAACCACAAGAAGATGATGGACTATCATGCCGGCAAGACTGGTCCAGCCGTGGCGAAGGGAGACTGACATGAAGACGTATCGAGAGTTCGTGGCTGAAGCCAATGACGCGCACAAGCATCTACTGGCTTCAGCTGAGCATGAAGAAGGCAGTCGCAAGTACCACGAGCATATGGCTGCGTATCACGGTGAGAAGGCGAAGGTCGCTATTCGCAAAGACTATCACCTTGAGCAGCAGAAGGCTCATGAAGCGGCGGCGAAGAAGTGAGTTGTGTGTGAGTCATTGGGCACCCCCTGGGTCTACACTCAGCGGGTGCCCAATCACTTTCGGAGTTGCTGCTATGTTCTGGTTCTTCATCGGCGTCCTCGTCGGCTACATTCTGTTCGGCTGACATGACCTTCTGGCTCGTCGTCGGACTGTTCGTGCTCTGCGGAGCCGGGCTGGTCATCCTCACGCGCAACTCAGGGATGGACCCCTGATGCTGCTCGCCCTATTCTTGCTGTTCTACATCGGCTTCCTGGTGTACCTACTCACGGGAGGCAGCGATGACCGTTGAAGTGATCCTCGAGACACGTCGTGTGTTCGTCATGGGACCGAAGATGCTGCGGAAGTGGCTGTTCGACTACGCTGAGAAGGGTTGGTACCCGGAAGGCTACTCACCCGACACCGTCGACGTCTGGTACTACTGGAACTGGGAAGCCTACACTCACGGTGGCGGCTGGCTCAAAGTGTACAGGAAGACGGCGACGTGCTAAGGCGACGCTATCGGTTCGTCCGTGACATCCTTGGCTGCGGAGTCATCACCTCAGCCTTCATCGCGCTCCTCAATGAAGCGAGCGATCTCCCACCACACAAGGTCGGCTTCATGTTCTACGTCTGGGACATGACCGACGCCACTGACAGGAAACAATGACACATATGAGCCTTGAGAAGATTGAACGCGCCGTCGCCCTGGGGCTGGTAGGTAGCGAGGTGGAGTTCCTGAAGATGGAGCCTGCCTTGCGCGCCGCTATCCTGTCCGCCGTTGACGAAGTCGCAGCCGGTACGCTCACCATCGCGCCTGCTCCGACTGAAGAGCAGTGGCACGTGATCCGTGACGCGGACGGCAATGTGGTCGGCTGACCGCTGATCATGGTGACTGTTAAAACGGATTGAGCCGGAGCAGTTGTCACGCTAGCTCCGGTTCGGCGGGTGGTGCTCTGCAGCTGCATTGTCCCACTCGACCCGTCATCCACCAAGAGACACCCAGGAAGCCTCGGTTAGCAGCCGGGGCTTTTTCACACCCAACCAGCCAGGTTAGCTCGCCGTTCGTTAAGATTTCGTTAAAGTCGAAAAAAGTTTGTTGCACTCTCCCCTTTCTGGTTGGAATCGGTTATACTGTGCCTAACCCAACCGCAACCCAAGAAAGGAACCAAGCCATGCGCGCTACCCTCGCCGAAATCCGTATCGCCTACATCGCCACCTTCAACCAGCGCATGCCGGGTGACCTGACCTTCGTGGCGGCTGGCCAGGAAGTCTTCAACAAGCTAGGCTCGGACGCCACCAAGCGTCTCATCAGCCGCATCCGCATGATGTTCCAGCACCAGCCGGAGCTGTCCGTTGAAGAGATGGTCGCCCTGGCCAAGGACTGGGAAGTGATGAAGAGCTTCGACGGCTACATGATCATCACCGGCACTGGCGCGGTCGTGGCTCATGACGAAACCCTCAAGGGCGCGCTGGACGAGGCTCTCGAGTTCGCCCGTGACGTCGCCGCCAAGAAGCAGGTGAACTGAGCCATGAGCCACTCCACTCGCAAGCCCAAGAGCACCGTGCCGAGCATGTTCGTGGTCCTGGCAGGCTACTACGCTCTCACCGGACAACACGCCACTACCAAGCAGGGGTTCGCCGAGCTGCACCAGTACAATAAGGACGTGATGGGCGATGAGCGTCTCAGCAGCCTCTACGCCCGTGCCCGCGCTGTGCAGCTGCAGTGGGGTGAGATGTCCTACTCCGAGGTGGGAGAGTGCATCCGAATTGAAGGCTACACCTACGGGTGTGAACGTAAGGGGTTGTAAGCCGGTACGGAGAAGTCTTGAAAAAAGTTTCTTGACTTCTCCCCTTTTCTTGCTGGATGGACTATACTGTACCTATCAGCTCGCCCACCCACTCAGGACCGCCCGCATGAACGCTACCGCCCGCATCGCCAAGAACAACAACACCCCGCTGGTGTTCAAGAACCATGTGCCGGTCAGTGAGATGATCGAGACGCTGCGTGACATCCAGCAGCTACTGGAGCGTGGTGCCGACGGCTTCCCGGAGCAGCAGTTCCGCAACTTCTGCCTGGCGCAGGAGTGGAACCTGTGCGTCGACTCGAGTCTGTCGCGCTGGAACAACCAGATGCGCATCGTCTTCATCGTCACCATCAACGGCTGGATGATGAAGGGCACTGTCGCCATTCCGCTGTCCGATGAGAAGGCGATTGTCGACGCCCGCGCCAAGCTCATCCACGACTGCTGCCAGTGGCTCATCGAGATCCTGGGCTGAGACGAAGGAGAGACGACCATGAGCCACGACGTCAACAAGACCTTCCGCTACAACGGCAAGACCGTCCACTCTCACTACGACGCATCGCGTAGCTGGGTCCAGAGCGAACTCGCCTGGGACATGCTCGATGAGATGGAAGTCGGTGAGGAAGTGACCGACGAACAGGGCGACGTCTGGACCCGCGAAAGCTAACCGACAGGACGACACGACCATGGCCAACAAGCGACTCACTCTCAAGGCGGTCAACAAGGCGATCGCCGAAGTGTCGAATCTCGAGATGCACTCCGGGCAGGGATACTTCTACTTCACCGGGCACGGCGTCGAGAACCTGCCGCAGCATCAGGCGAACATCTACGTGTACCAGCTGAACGACCTCAGCCTGGAACAGTACGTCGCGTTCGCCAAAGGCGCTCAGCAGGCGATCGACGCGCACTTCGCCTGGGAAGCTCAGTTCGACCGCGACGAAGGTGACACCTACTCCTCCACGATCAAGGAAGCGTAAGCCGATGTACAAAGTCAACGACCTGGTCAAAGCCGCCCGCAAGCACAAGCTGTCGCTGCAGGTTCAGGGCGATAGCGCGGTGATCTACGGCGGTCACCCCGGTCGCATCACTCACAGCATGGCCAGCGAAGGGTTCAGCTTCGCCGGTCATGAAGTCGACATCCACAGCCTGACCGGGCAGAAGTGTGTCGGCATCATCTACCCGATCAAGGACTAACCCGCCATGACGCCCGAAGCCCTCAAGCGCCTGTCTGACTATCTCGACGCCATGGAAGCGCAGCGACTGCGCGACGAAGCGTTGTTCCGTGAGATCGACAGCAAGCTGAAGGAACTACAGGACTTCCAGGAAACGGTTCACTGCATCGCCGTTGTCCTCGGTGTAGTTGTAGCCGCCTTTGCCGTCGGCGCCATCCTCGACGCTATGATGCGTCCCCTCGTTGTGAGCTAACCCACTATGGACCGTCAGCACTTTCGTGACATCGAAGCCCTGCTGCGTATCTCCCAGCACGGCACCCAGGCTGAGCAGCTGGAAGCGTTTCACCGGCTGGTCGAAGCCCTTTCCTGGCTGCGCCGGGTTGACGTCACGTTCCATGAAGCCGGCTGCGACTGCTGCTCCGGCGACTATGAGCGTTCGGAAGTCCTCTTCGGCGAGTACGTCGTCGCCGACCGTATCACCGAAGTCCTGGCACGGGCGGTCAAGCGTCCCATCCAGCCGGGCGAACTGAGCCTGAAGCCGTGACGATGGCCACCTCTGAAGCCCAGAAGCGTGCCTGGGCTGATCGTCTCACCAAGCCGGTGAGCAAGCACGCCAAAGCCCGCGCTCAGCGCGGTATCGCCAAGACCCTCAAGAAGAAGACCTTCCGCCGATGAACACTCATCTCATCCGCATCAAGAGCAACAAGCCGCTGACGCACAAGCAGCGTTCCCGCCTGTACGAAGGGCTGAAGCACATGCTCAACGGTGAAGGCAGCCAGTTCTGGGAAGAGGACGACGTCGAAGTCGTGCCGACGCTCGTGGTTGTTGAGCCGATGGGCGTCGAAGGCAAGCTGAAGCTGTACACCGTCAGCTTCAAGTACACCATGCCTTACGGCGCGGTCAGGCAGCCAATGCCGACCGAACAGCGCGTGTTGTACTGCGGTCTCAACGAACGTGAGGCGCAGCGCATCAGGAACGAACACAACCGGGGCAAGAGCTGGGATCACGAGCAGTATGCCCGGCTTGAGGAAAGGGAGCTTGACGCATGAGCAACAAGAAGAACATCGTGGTCGACGGCACCGCCGAGTTCCAGCACATGACCCTGGGCGACGTTCGCAAGTTGCTCAAGGAACTCGAGCAGTACGGCGACGAAACCGAACTGCGTATCGCAGCCATCGCTGACAACCCGGACGCGTGGATGGAAGGTGTTGCGGCGGTCAGCATGGACGTGGAATACGTCGAACACGGGGACGAAGGTCCCGAACTCTGGATCACCATCGAAGGGGAATGAAATCATGAAGGACGAAGCATTCGAAGCGTGGACGAAGGAACCGGCACAGGCTGGCTACTTCAGCCTCATCCGCGACGAGTCCAGCGGCAACTACCAGGGCGCCACGCTCCAAGCCTACTACGGTTGGCGCGGTGCGATGGAACTGATGAAGCGTCAGGAAGCCTGCGAAGCGGCACAGCCGGACCCGATCTTGCAGGAGATCTTCCATGCGCAGGACCGCCTGGCATGGATCATCGAAAACAAGGCGCTGCGCGTTCAGGGCACGGACGAACGCGGTTGGTCGATCATGGACTGCAGCGACGGTCTGACCTTCTTGGTGCGTCATGCCAAGACCTACGAAGAAGCCATCGACGAAGGCATGAAGAAGCGCCCGTTGAAGGAAGTCGTCGGCGCGTTGCCGCGTTGCCGTGTACCGTTGATCTGAGGCGACGTCGATCATGCCGCGCAAGTACAAAGTCGGTCTGGTGGGTCACATGCCCAACCAGAAGAACATCGGTGAGACGAATGTCATGTTCGTCAACGGTGTCTATCGCTGCGTGATGCCCGATGGCTACCGCCCGCCGCCCGGCTACAACTGGGATCGCGGCGTCAGGAGCGTCGGGCATACTCGCATGTACACCGCTACCAAAAAGAAGGATGAAGAGACGCCATGAGCCAACATACCGTTCCGTGTGCCGCTTGCCCCTGGCGCAAGACTTCCTTGCCCGGCTGGCTGGGTGACTCGACGCCGCTGCAGTTCATTCAGCAGGCGGAAGCTGAAATCAAGATGCCCTGCCACTGCGCGGTCGACTACAACGAAGAGAACTGGCAAGACCAGATCGAAGACGCGCCGCGTTGTGCTGGTCACGCTGCCTACCTGCGCAACCGCTGCAAGCTGCCGAATGACCCGAAGCTGCGCGCGTTCGCTGCCGAAGTTGGCCAGCGTAGCGACGTGTTCGCGCGCCCGGATCACTTCGTCGAGCATCATGGTGGCGATGTCAGCCGGGTTACCATGGTTCTGATCGGCATCGACGACGCCAGCGGCGAGAAGGTCAAGAAGCGGGAGATTGCACGATGAAGTGGTTCGTAGAAAGCCTGATCGAAGTGCACGGCGTGGTCGCGGTCGTGTTCTACATCCTCATGATCATCGCCACCATGGGTGCGATTGCTACCGTACAGCTCGGCGGCATGTTGCTTGCGCTGGTGTTTGGCATGATCGGCATGATCGCAAGCACTGTCCACATGATGCGATAGCTCTAAATACCTGGTCACACTCAAACCCCAGGATCCCGCCGCCATGGCATGGAAGGAATACAGCGGTGATGAACACGGCTACCGCGACCTGATCAAGAAGCATCACCCGGATGCCAAGGTCGGTCGCGGCAACGCTGATGGCATCACCCAGCACACCGTTGGTCACCAGGACCACGTCGTCGGTCACTACGACTCGCACCACAAGACCGGCAAGGTCAAGGTGTACGAAGAGGAGCTAGAGGCTGACTTCGGCGTCTTCATCAAGGAAGACGCTCACCAGACCGCCGCTGCACATCACGCAGCCGCTGCCACTCACAAGGCAGAAGCCGACTCGCACGAGGAAGGCTCGCTTGCGCAGCACAAGGCGCTGGCACATCACCACAAGTCACTCATGATGGCTCATCGCGCTGAAGCAGCGTCGAAGCGTCTCATCAAGGATCGCACCGCTTCGGTACAGAAGGCTGACGGTCACTTCAAGCAAGCCATGCACCACTACACCATCGCGTCCGGCGTTGGAACCGTCAAGGAAGGAAGCATCCTCATGAAGTCATTCACCGCAATCCTCAGCGAAGCCCGCCAAGCCAAGAGCGGCGAGATCGCATCCCATGCCGAGGGCATGAAGAAGCACGGCGAGGCGATGCTGCAGCACAAGCACGACGCGCACGTTCATCAGAATGCTGCCCAGGATACGGGCGACTCCGAAAGCACCCGTAAGGCAGAAGGCGCGCGCAATGCAAGCAACGCGTCGGAGTCGCAGTTCAAGTACCACGCATCGGAACTGAAGAAGATCAAGGAACCGGCTGCCGTCAAGGCTCACGCGGCTGCTCATGCGCACCTGGCGAGCAAGGCGAAGGAGCACGCGGCTTCTCTGACTGATCAGCACAAGAAGCAGGGTGGCACCACCACGACCCTGACCGACGGTGCTCGATGGATGCGCGAACGCGCAAGCAGCCATGCAAAGTCCGCATCTTCCAAGAGTCTGAAGGAAGAAGCCGTTCTCGACGAAGCGAACAACGAGCACCGCGCGAAGCTGAAGGCGTACGAAGCCGCTGCTGCCAAGGCTGAAGAAGTCACCAAGGAAGCAAAGGAAGCCACCACATCCGGCGACCACAGCAAGGCAGCTGCGCAGCACTCCCGTGCGGGCGGTTTCCACAAGGAAGCAGCAGACAAGGCAGCGGGCGTCGACCACTCGAAGCGCCTGTATCACATCCGCAAGGCGGGCGAACACAAGGTCTCCATGGACCATCACGATTCAGAACTGAAGAAGGCAAAGTAAGATGAAGAAGTTTTCTGAGTTCGTAGCAGAAGCGAAGGCAGTCAAGGACGCGGGAGACCATCACGCCGAGGCTGCAAAGATCGTGAAGAAGCACGACAAGCATGCCGAAGACGTCTACAAGTCTGGCGGCGAACATCCAGATGGTCACAAGCTGCACCTCGCAGGCGTACACCACAGCAAGGTCGCCAAGCTGCATGCAGATCTAGAGAAGGCTGGCTTCAAGAAGCATGAAGGTTCACATGCTCCTGAGCATGGCGCTTCCTCCGGTGGCGGCGGTGATGGCAAGGTCTATCACAAGTTCACCAAGGGCAAGACGTCGGTGAACGTGAGCCACAAGCCGATTGTGGCAGGGTTCCACGACCATCACCAGCATCAGTTCGACCACCACTTCGTCGAAGTGCATTCCACTGTGAAGCATCCTCTGAGCGAGGAAGTGTTGGACGAAAGTATGAGCCGCGACGAGCACATGGCAAAGTCCGAGCATCACGAAGTGCAGGCTGAACATCACTTCATGAAGGCGCATCAGCACGCGTCGGCTATCGCTTCCGACCTACAGGCAGCCGGTCACAAGTCCGCTACCGCCGACAAGGTCGCGCACACCCACGACGAGTCCGCTCCGAAGTACCGCAAGCTGAGCGGCAAGGCGCAGGCTGCTGCCCAGGCTCACCCGCTGTATGACAAGGTCGTGCACCACAAGACCGAAGAGAAGAAGCACAACGCCCTCTTCAACGACCACTTCCAGAAGGCGCGTAGCAAGAGCTAAACGAGGATCCTAACCTCGTCGCGTCAAACATTGGGTACGGCAGTCCTAAACTGGGCTCCGTACCCAAACCACATTGGAACACCAACATTATGAGCACCAACGTGATCAGCCTCAAGACCGTCCTCTGCGGTGAGCCGCAGGCAGCCTTCGACCTCGTCGGCGAGCGTCTGCTGCGACAGGGTGCCAGTTGCCGTGAGAACGGTTCGTGCGCCTACAGCGACGGCTTCGGACAGCACTGCGCGGTCGGTCTGATTCTGGACCAGACCGAACTCGACGTCGTCAAGGCGCGAGAACTGAATGGTGTCAGCGTCGGTACGCTGGCAGCCAATCTCGGGTACATCGAAAGCAACTGGACCGATGTCCCGCTGCTGCCCGAGCTGAACCTGAGCAACCTTCAGATGCTTCGCGATGTGCAGAACGTGCACGACAACCGCGAAGAATCGGATTCGGCGCAATGGCGTTCCGAGGTGTTCAATGCGATGCGGGCTGTCGCCAACGACAACCAGCTGAGCACCACCAAGCTCGAAGAGGTGTACAATGAACTGCGCGGCTAAGAACGAAGTGACCTCGCTGCGCAGCGTCATGACCGGCGAGCATACGCTCCAGGAAACCTTCGACACCATCTACACCCGGCTGATCAAGCAGGGCTGTTCGGCAGTCGTCGAGACCAACGAGAACTCCCTCGGCATCGCGTGCGTCTATCGCAACGACAAGGGTCAGGGCTGCGCCGTCGGCGTGCTCATGAGCGACGAAGAGATCGAGCTTGCTCGCAAGGGCGACGTCATCGACTCCCACATCAACGAACTGCTGGCGACGCTGCAATACACTGGCTACGAAGATCAACAGGAAATCGCGTGGTTCCTGGAATCGTGCCAGCAAGTCCACGACAGCGGCTTCCAGTCAGTGGCTGGTGACTGGGAAGACAAGATCCGCCATGGCATGCAGAACGTGGGCACCCGGTTCGGGCTGAACACCGACGTCTTGATCCTCGACGAGATGGCTGCCGGCGTCTAAATATCCTCTAGACTCTAGAGGCTTCAGATGAATGGCAACTGTTCAGACTGACATCGTTCAGCACAACCCAGGACAACCAGATGCGTTTGGCTACTCGATTGCCTTTGTGAAGGCGACGGGTGGCCAGACGTATTCTGTCACACAGTACGTCGCAGAGATTGACGTGTGGGAGTCACTGTTCGCAAAGGCGATGTGCTGCAAGCTGGGCGTCTTCGACGGCGGCGGCTTGATGGAAACGATCGCGCTTCAGCCGGGCGACATCATCCGTGTCACCATCTACGCCGACGAAGAAGGCGACAAGCTGATCAAGGACTTCCTGATCAGCGAGATCACGGGTGGCAACCGTACCGACAACTCCGCCGCCAAGACGTACAACGTCAGTGGCATGAGCCGCCACGCCTACAACAACATGAAGGCGAACGTCTACCGTGGCTTCAGCAGCACCTACAGCGACATGCTGAAGAAGGTCTGCTCCGACTACCTGGGTCTGGACGACGTCGACATCGAGAGCACCGTGGGCAACACCACGATCGTCTCGCCGGGTAAGCCACCGTTCAAGGTCATCGGTCAGCTGATGACGCACGCCGTTAGCGGGCGCTGGGGTCCAGAGGACTCGTTCTTCTTCTTCTACGAAGATCGTGACAAGGTGCGTTTCAAGACGCTCAAGTCCATCGTCACCGATGCCAAGGTTCACCCGTTCATCGTCAGTGTCGACAAGAACGTCGACGGTCCGACCGATCTCATCAAGATTCAGCACTACAGCCAGCTGAAGGCAGGCTCGCAAACCGAACGCATCAACAGCGGTATGTTCGAGAACGAGATCGTCGAAGTGGATTTCCTGAGTCGTACGTTCGGCTCCAAGAAGTTCAGCTATGAGAAGGCTGGCGATCAGCTGCGCATGCTCGGTCAGGGCGACATCGTCGACAAGGCGAACAACGTCAAGGACTTCGTCAACGAAAGCGCCAGCACCATCCGTGGCTTGAGCAACCTCGTCAAGTGGCGTGTGGCAGACGAGTCGTTCGATCGCGAAGGCACGATGCGCGACAAGTATGGCACTATGGTCGCACAGAAGGCGCTGTTCAATCAGCTGATCTACGCGGTACAGATCTTCGGCAACCCTGGCATCAAGGCTGGAGACATCGTCGACGTGACCAGCCCCGCCCTATCCATGCAGGGCGACGCGCCTTCGCTGGACAACATGTTCCAGGGTCGTTTCCTTGTGGGAGATGTCAGGCATCGTATCGTGAATGGCGAGCAGTACCTGACGGTGCTGAACCTGTTCAAGGATGGCTTCGAGACTGCAAACGTTCGCGAAGAAAGCAAGTAAGGCAAAACATTGGGGTCAGAGCCGTCATCCTATGGCTCTGACCCCTTTCCATTTTCCGAGAACGAAATGCTTCTGCTGACTGTCATCGCTTTCTTGCTCCTCGCTTTGCTCAGCCTGGCAACTCCACTCGCCCTGATGTACTACGGTTCGGGCATCGCGCTCGACAACCACAAGGACAAAGACTCATGACCATGAAACGCATCGAAGACTTCGGCGTCAGTGACAATGGTGCATTTCTGCCAGCCGAAGACGGCATCCGCTACCGCCTCTTCGTCGATCACAAGGGCAGACTGCACGCACGCAAGGCATACCAGTCGTACGTCAAGGACGGTTACTGGATCACGGTCGACCACAAGAACGGCAGCCCCAGCCGCAACATGACACGCTGGGAGATCTTCCTCTTCAACTGGTTCGCCATCATCCCGGAGCACTGATCATGAGCATCTACGCAGCGATCTTCGCCGTGCTGTTCTGGGGCACCCTCGGTGCCATCGGCTACTCCCTCTACAAGTCGTACTACAAGAAGGACAAGTGATGAAGAAGCTCTTCGCCATCCTCTTGTTGGTGCTGCTTGCCGGCTGTTCCAAGAACACGACCGATGAGAACCTCGTCGGTACGCGCTGCATCGCTGGCACCGAGCGCACCTGGGTGACAATGATGCCCATGTCATGTGGCAACGGCTGTATGACCATGATGCCCATCACCAACAGCACGTGCGACTACGAGTCGTACATCTACAAGAACTCTGACTACATTCCTCCGGAGCAACGCAAGCCATGAAGACCCGCAAATTCGACTGGTTCGACACGAACACCGGAACGCCGGTCTTTTCGTTCCAGGTCCACAAGGATGGCAAGTGGATGAACGTGTCGAACGGCAACAAGCCCGCGTTCTACAAGACAGAAGCCGAACGCGATCAGGCTCGCAAGGACTTCAACAAGCCGAAGAAGCACGCGGTCAGCGATGAAACGCTGGACAAGATCATTGACGCGCTCGATGATTACGCAAGAAGAATTGACCCTCACGAATACGGTCTGCCGGCATACAGCGACGTCTGCCTTGAAACCATGCGCGGCATCATCCTCCGCGTTCTGGAGACCAAGTGATGTTCCTCTTCTTCCTGGCAACGTACCTGTTCTTCATCTGGATGCTCGTCACAGGGAACGATGACGACTGGCGAGGCGGCGTCTAAATACAGGCATCACCTCATGCCTGTCCGCCATGTCCACACCGTTTGACTTCGTCTTCTTCCAGGGCGTTGTAGAGATCATCGAAGACACCAAGAAAGCCGACCGCGTTCGTGTACGAGCGGTCGGCTTTCACACAGAAGATCGTAACGAGTTGCCATCCGAGCTACTCCCGATCGCTTCCTTCATGCATGGCTCGGTGCAGATGAGCGCACCGATGGTAGAACCCGGCGACTGGGTCGTTGGCTTCTTCCTCGACGGCAAGGAAGCACAGCAGCCGGTCATCATGGGCAAGCTCACTGGCATCCCGACCAGTCGCGACAACACCCAGGGCTTCAGCGACCCTTCCGGCACCTACCCCAAGCGTCTCAACGAGCCAACGTCTGCGCGTTCAGCGCGCGGCGATAGCAGCGACGTACAGGCGTACAAGCAGAAGACCGCGTGGGGCAACCCCACCGCGTATGCCGCGACCTACCCTTTCAACCACGTCATCGAGACGGACAAGGGCGCGCTGTTTGAGCTAGACGACACGCCGGGCGCGGAGCGCGTCTGCATCGTACACCACAAGGGTTCGTACGTCGAATTCCTTCCGGACGGTACGGTCGTCGTCAAGAGTGCGGCTGACCGCTGGGACGTCAGCTTCAAGAACCACCACATGCTGGTCAACGGTGACCTGACTATCGGAGCTACCGGCAACATCTCCATGGCGGCTGGCGGTAGGGTCAAGATCAGTGGCCAGGGCGGAGTGGATGTCGCTTCAGGCTCCGACCTCAACCTGGGTAGCGGGGGCGGTACCACTATCATGGCAGGTGGCTCTGTACAGATGAACGGCTCGAAGTTTGACTGGGGCAGCGGCGGTGACGCCACCGGGGGTCCGGACGCTGTCGAAGCGCCGGGCGACACCAGCACCTACGCCAAGCCGTAAACGAAGAAAGCCCGGCTCTCGCCGGGCTTTCTCACATCACGAGTCGGTGGCTTACGCCCGGAACGTCTCTTCCGGGAAGGCTTCGACAACCCGGCGCATCGCTTCCTGCGCCTGGCGCGCCGCCTTGGCGTACTCGTCGTTGGCGTCGTCGGAGTTGTTGATTTCGATGTCGTAGCGGTTCTCGAACTCGCCCCAGGTGCAGTGCGCTTCACGCACGGTCATCTGGATCACCATCGACGGTGCCTTCAGGTTCTTGCCGAGCTTCTCGGTGAAGGCGTCGAACTCTGCCTTGTTCGCAAAGCCGTAGCTGTCAGACATGTAGCCCTTCAGGGTGTTGCCGGCATCATCGAAGCCTTCGCTCATGATGTCGGTCAACAGGAAGTACAGCTCGTTGCGCTGGAACTTGGTAAGGCGGACGGGCTTGGTATTCATGGCTTCTTGCCTCAGGGCGGGGACATCCCTCCCTTTCGACTCACATCATAAAGCATTCCTGCACAGAAGTAAAGCCCCCAGTTTTCACTGGGGGCTGGCTCCTGTTAAGCTAGGTAAAGAACACCTTGAGCTCGGGTCGGGTGAACTCGGTGTAGTGCTTGCCGGTGTCGGTCTTGAACTTCGACTCGAGCTTGTCAGCCTGGGCAAACCAGGACTTTTGCTCCTGTTCGGTGTAGGCGTTGTGAGCGTTCAACAAACAGGTGAATACAGCCTGTTCTACCGCCTTGGCAAGTACCAGCAGTTCGTCAGGGCTGCTTTTCGTCGGCATGGCGCAGCTCGTAGGCGGCTTCCAGTTCGCCGATCACGTGGTCGAGCAGGTGCAGGCGCAGGGTCTTGTTCGGACCTGCCCACTCGGTGTAGTCGACGTCTTCTGGCACCGGGTACGCGTGGTTGCTGTTGTGGTGCTTCCAGCCGTATGCGAAGTGGCAGACGATCTTGACCGTGTTCAACTCCGACACCTTTGGGTCGGTGCGGGTGTACTTGGTCAGATTGTGACAGATGCCGAGCGAGGGGAACGGCACGCTGTCGACACGAGCATCAGCCCGCAGCTTCTTGAGCGAGTCGATGATCGACAGAATGTCACTCGGCGCGCGCCAGACAAGACCGGAGTTGTAGAGCTTCTTGGCCAGCTCCTCGCGACGAATCTTCGCACGATAGGTCTTCGAGAAGCGCTTGCGGATGTTGTGGATGAACTCGAACATGATAACTCCTCGTCAGCAGCTGCAGGTGAAGAAGGAACCGGTGACCTTGGCGACACGACCGGTGATGATCGACCAGTGCGACCAGAACTCTTCCGGCACATACTCGCCTTCGAACTGTCCGGAATACTCCGGATGGCACGAGTAGTTGCCGCCGACCTGGTAGCTCAGCGCAGCGTCCATCAGCCATTCGTAATCGACACCGAGGCTACCGGCGTAGTCCGACATCCATTCACGCGAATTCGCGACGTTTTCCGCGACTTCGTCGTAGACGTCCTTCGGAGCGCGTGCGACCGGCTCGTTCTCGAAGTCCGGATGTTCCCAGACATGGCGCAGCGACTTGATCTGGCGCGGGTACACCACCAGCCAGAAGCGCTCGCCCGGGAACACCGCGTTCTTCAGGAACGGGTCCACGATACCCAGGTGCTTGACCTTGCCGGTCGCCATCGCAACCAGACCGCCCGCGCTCTGCACCAGACCGACGTCCTGCCCGGCGAACAGCTTCTCACCTGCGATCACCGGCTCGACTGCCAGATGGATCGCGTCGCGCTTCTCGGTATCGTTCAGGGGACCGGTGCCCAGCGTGTCGAGAGCGTCGGTGCTCACACTACGCTTGTCGGCGTTCTTTGCTGCCATGATGAATTCCTTGGTGTTGTCAGATGGTGCGGCTACTTTGGCGGAGCCGGTTCCCAATGTTTGCCTTCGCGGAACTTCGCGCAGTACGTGCCGTATGCACTGTAGTACCATTCACGCAGGCGCATGTACTGGTACATGGGATACTCGCCAGGGCGCTCGTGCTCGCTGTCCTTCACGATTTGCTCTTGCTTCCATTGGTGGAACGGTATCGGCTCAGCTGTCATAGATGACAGCCATCAGCAGACCGCACACCACGCTGCCGACCAGCCCGCCTGCAATGCACGCGCCGACGATATCCTTCCAGGCTTCAATCGGCATCGCGCCCGCGCTGACCAGGAACGTTGCACTCAGGATAACTGCCAGTGCAAACGTCAGAATTGCTCCCACTACGAACTTCACCATCACGATCTCCTTCTACGGCATCTGCGATTTTGTTGACGAGCGACTGGCTGAAATGCAGGTACACCTGCTGGCCAGTCGCCATGTTGGTTGCTTTCATGAGTGGCATGTCAGACGCCCTCGCCTACGCCTTCCCACTCTTCTTCGGCATCCGGATCGTAGTTCTCCAGATGGTCGATGTCGCGCACTACCTTCAGCAGACCGCGCTCGGTGTTCTCCGGATAACAGTTGTCGTTGCAGCCGTCGACGTTCAGCTTGACGTCGCGTACACCGCGCGCCAGGATGTCGAAGCACAGCGCCTTCTGCTGGATGGTGAGCTTATCGGAGCAGTACGCCTGTACATCAACGTGAGGCTTTGCGTAGCGCCCCAGGGCGGCGCGCTCCTCGAGACTCAGCCCTGGCCAGGTGGCAGGATCAACGTTGCGCATCACGGCGCGCAGGGCTTCGTATTCAGCAGTCATTTCCATTGGTATCCTTCAGATGGACGATGCGCCCGATGGAGGCGCGTTTGGCGACCCAATTCTCGCCCAGGACGGGCACAATGTTCACCAGCCCGGTATGGTGGGGCTTGCCCTCGAACTGGGCGTTCCAGTCATCGTACATGGCGACCGCCTTGTTGAGATCGCGCCCGGCTGGGCCAACCTCTTCGGTGTCCCAGTCGATCATGTAGAACTCGCCGCGCTTCTGGTGCTCCAGCATCTTCAGGGATGCTTCGAGGAGATCCACCGTGGTGATGGGATACTCGCCATCCGGATGATCTTCGCGCCAGCTCTTCCACGCAGTGATCTCCCTGCGCAGGCTTTCGATGATGTTGGAGGGGTTGAAGAAGGTGCTCACACGGCGTTCCCTGAATGTGAAAGAGGCGCAGCAAGTTTGCTACGCCTCCTCTCAATGTTTCAGAAAAAATTGCCGGGCGCTGCGCGCTGTCATTCAGCCCAGTGCGTACGAAGGAAGTCCATCAGCGCTGCGTGCACGACCTCCTCCATTGCCATCTTGACCAGCGGATCGACCGGCTCGCCCGTCACCTGCTGATAGCGTTCCAGCCCGGCACGGAGTGCCTTGCCGAAGGTAATGCCGCGCTGCTCCGCTTCCTTGACCATGCCCTGCGCCTTTCCACGCAGATACTGCGCAGCGCCGTTGCGGGCGGTGAAGTTGGTGGCGTCCATCTCGACGCCCTGTTCCGCCAGCCCGGCTCCGACTGCCACCAGGAACTGGTGGGCGAAGCGCATGCCACCGGTAGCGGCGAGGAGTTGATCCTGCAGCCAGTCGCACAGACCCTGCAGCTGTTCTGCTTCGCGATGGAGGACCATCGGCTCGTCATGAACCGTCATCCGGCTACCACGATACTGGAAGATGTCGACGGTCGTTCCATCGGCGAGCTTGGCTTCGACCGGCACGCGGTATCCGACGATGCTCAGGTCGGGCAACGGCATGCGGACAGCGACACCGCGCTCGTAATCGTTCTTGTCCACTTTGATCTGTTCGTCGTACATTCTTCGGTTCCGGGTCAGGTGTTAGGGCTTGCGATGATCGAGGCGGCGCCAGCCACACCGGCTGCGATGCACTCTTCGCCATCGTTGAGAGGCACATTATTGCCCATGGCGTGCTCAAAGATTGCCATGAAGCCGTCGTCGTGCAGCTTGCGTTCCTTGTCCGTCAGCTGCTCGGTGGGCGGGCTAGTTTCGCTCGTGGTCAGCGCGAGCAGCTTCGTCCGCAGCGCCGCCTTGTACGCAGGGTGGTAGGTGTGCCAGTCCGGAAACAGCTGGGCTGCAGCGCGCTCGGTGCGCCAGAAGTCATCGTTCTTTGCATCAGTACTCATATGCCAGTTCCTTGCGCTTGTCGAACCACATGGCGAGGGTCGCGCTGATGGCGACCGTGGTGAACCAGACCACCACGACACAGACCGGTACGTTCAGCGTCGCCTTGTTCTGGACGACAACGAACCACATCAGGATCTGGTAGCTGATTGCGAAGAGGGCGACAGTAAGCCATTTCATCACGCGATGTCCTTGTTGTCGTAGGCGCCAAACATCAGCCCGACGATGAAAGAGAACAGGATGCCGATGACGATACCTGCGATCACGTTCGGGCTGAACGCGAAGCCGCAGATGATGCCGATGTAGAACGGGAACCACTTCTTGAGATGCTTCTTCATCTCACTCTTCCCCGTTGAAGATGCGGTTGAGGACGTCGGACAGCTTGTCGAACGCCGGCAGCGCCTTGGCGAAGAACTCCGGTGCTTCCATGTACTCGCCAGCGCCCGCCATCCAGAACGAACCGTCCAGGTCGTCCGGGTCGTCAGCGAAGTAGCCAGCCGCCTGCAACTCGGCGATGGGCTGGGTCGCTTCCAGGCGGTGCTGCTCACTGTAGTCGAAGCGGAAGCCGTTGTCTTCTTCCATCACCGCCATCAGGCGGTCAAACACTTCGTTCGGGGACATGCCGTTCACCAGGTAAGTTCGTGGTGCAGGAAGTATAGGCGGTTCTTAAGCCTACGTAAAGGGGTCAGCGCGTATGCGGCACACGACAGGTCGGCAGCAGCGCGCCGCCTTCAGAGCGGATGGTGTCCAGTTCCAGCCCTGCGCCCTGGCACATCTGCTTGAACTCTTCGACCTTCTCCGGGGTCAGCTTCTCGCCGAAGCTCTTGCCGACCGGCTCGCCGGTCTCCGGGTTGACCTTGACGCAACCGATCGCGGAACCGGCAAACATCAGCAGCGCGGCGAACATGGCGGCGGACCGCAGGTGCTGGCGAGCCATGACACGCGCACCCATCGGAGTCAGGCGACGCTTCTTCGACTTCGGGAAGTCCTGGTTGTCGTCGCGGCGGCTCTTGTTCTGGTGGTTGCGCTTGGTGCTCTTTTCAGCGTTCATCTCGAGTCTCTCTCAGGTAGAGCCGGGTCCACTCCGGACCCGGCTGGGTTGTCTTACAGGAACTTGCCCTTGAAGGCAGCGATGAAGTCATCCGCGCCCATCATCGCGGTTTCCAGCGGCGTGCCGTTGGCACAGCGGTGGATCACGAAGTTGGCCCAGAGCAGAGCGATCTGCCCAGCGGCGTCAGCCTTCTCGACCGGCGCAGTTTCGGGGACGACCGACTCAATGTTTACGACTTCCACCTCCGCCTTGTTGCCGGTCACGTTGGCGACGGTGTGGATGCCGTACTGGCGCTTGTAGTAGGAGCGGCGGTTGGCGACGTGCTGCTTCCACTCCGGGGTCGACATCGAGGTCGGGCGGGTGAAGGTGACGACGTCGCCAACCTTCGCTTCGCGCAGACCGTTCCAGTAGAGAGCGGTGGACATGGTGACTTCCTTGGTTGCGACCGGGGCGCGGCGAGCGAACTCCGGCATTTCAGAGAGGGTCTGGAGGGTACGACGCAGGTCGGTCATACCGCCTTTCACCGGGACCCGCTTGTGAGTCGGGATGGAACCGAAGACCGAGTGGCTGATGAACTTGGTCATCAGCACGACCTTCGAGCAGTTACCGGCGAAGCGCCCGGCTTCACGTTCACGCTCACGGGAGAGGAACTCGATCTTCAGTTCCGGGAACGCCGCCTTGATGGTGGCGACCTGGCTCGACAGCAGTCCGATGATACCGATCTTCACGTCGTTCTCCTTAGAACGCGATCTGGGTGGTAGCGTTGCGGTTGCGGCACTTCCGCAAGTCGCGACGGATCAGGTTGGTCATCGCCAGCTTCACGTCGTGGACCTTCGACAGTGCGCGGGTCGCAGCCAGCTGGCGGTACAGGAAGCGCTTCACCTTACGGCGGTCGCCCTGGTTCTTGGTCGGCGGGGTCGTCACTTCCGGCTCAGCAACGAACGACTCCGCACTCGGCAGCTCCATCTGCGCGGCTTCATGGAAGCCCCACTTACCTTCTTCGTTCTGGACAACACAGTCACGGGAGACACCAGCACGATCGGCACCGGTCAGGGCGGAGGACTTGCGGGTGTAGGACTTGAAGCTCATGACGTTTTCCTTGGTTGGGTTAGCGGGTCAGCAGGTTGCTGCCCACGGAACACAGTATACGTCATTCTTGGCTAATGTAAACCCCCTAAGTCGTTGATTTTTCGACCCGCCTACCGGGGTCCGCTAAGTCGTTGATTTGCAATGATTTCTAAGTCGTTGATTTTACAGGCTTTTCAACCCCTTACATTGGCTTACATCGGGTTGGACCTGGCCAAAGCTCCTAAATACAGGGACTCAGGAGGCATCACCCATGGCAGCGAACAACCAGCCGCGCTACACAGACTTCACGACCGCGTTCGCCCCACACCCGGTGTCGGGCGACCTAGCCCGCGTCACGGACATCGACGCCGTGAAGCGCTCGATCCGCAACCTCATCCTCACCGACAAGTACGAACGCCTGCTCAACCCGAAGATCGGTTCCAACATCCGCGCGATGTTGTTCGAGCCTATGGACGGCGCTACGGCGGCGGCTCTCAACTCCTACATCCAGGAGACGATCCGCAACTACGAGCCGCGTGCGAACCTCATTCAAGTGCAGGTTGTGCCGGACTACGACAACAACCTCTACTCTGTCACTATCATCTTCGGCGTCTCGTTCTCTGATCAGGGCGCAACTATCGAACTATTTCTGGAGCGCATTCGCTGATGGCTGGTTTCCTCTCTACCACTGAACTTGACTTCAACACCTACCGCGACAACCTGAAGGCGTTCTTGAGGCAGCAGGACCGCTTCAAGGACTACGACTTCGACGGTCCGAACATGGCGGTGCTGTTGGACGTCCTCGCGTACAACACCTACAACAACGGCATGTACTTGAACCTCATCGGAAGTGAGATGTTCTTCGACACCGCGCAGCTGCGTCAGTCGATCGTCTCCCACGCGAAGGAACTCAACTACACGCCGCGCAGTCGCACGTCTGCGGTTGCGTACGTCGACATCTCGATCAGCGGCAACAACATGCCAGCCGTGATGACGATCCCGAAGAACTACCCGGTCAACGGTCGCACCCCCGATGGTCAGACGTTCACGTTCCTAACCAAGGAAGCGATCAGCGTCGGCGCAGCCAACAACCACACCGCCAAGAATGTGCCGGTGTACGAAGGCAAGATCGTCAGCGAGGCATTCGTCTCGAACAGCAGCATGCGCTACATCCTGCAGTCGTCGAACGTCGACATCTCTTCCATCGAAGTCAAGGTTCAGCAGGACGAATCGAACACCGCCATCGAAGAGTGGAAGCGCGAGACCACCCTGTTCGGTCTGTCGAACAACGTCCCGGCGTTCTTCGTGCAGGGATACGAGGACTACAACTACGAACTCGCATTCGGCAACGGCGTCGTCGGCAAGAAGCTGACCGACGGTTCTCTGGTGCGCGTCAACTACCGCACAACCCTGGGCGAAGAAGCCAACGGTGTCAAGACGTTCACTGCCTCGCAGGCTATCGAAGGCTTCTCGACCGTAAAGGTTGCGTTGACCAACGACACCGGCTATGCGCAGGGCGGTGCTGAGCACGAATCTGACTCAGAGATCAAGTTCAACGCGCCTCGCTACTTCCAGACGCAGGAACGCGCAGTCGTGACTTCGGACTATGAGACGCTGCTCCGCAACGAGTTCCCACAGCTGGGCGCGCTGACTGCGTTCGGTGGCGAGACCGTTGAGCCGAAGAAGTACGGCAAGACCATCATCTCAGCCAAGCCTCGTGGCTCGGACGTGATGCCGAACTCGCTAAAGGAACAGATCGTCAAGTTCTTGAAGAACAAGACCACCCTGTCCATCGATCCGATCATCGTTGACCCGGACTTCTTCCATGTCCAGATCACGACCGAAGTCTTCTACGACATCAACAAGACCGTGAAGACTCCGACCGAGCTGTCGGCTATTGTGTCGAATGCCGTCGTCAACTACAACACCGAGAACCTGGACGACTTCGGTTCGGACCTGCGCTTCTCGCGTCTGGTCGCTGCGATCGACGACGCGGACGTTGCTATCGTCTCGAACGATACCAAGGTTCTGATGACGAAGAAGCTGTACCCGCTCGCAAAGCGCGCTCAGGCGTTCAGCTTCAGCTACGGCAACGCGATCCTGCAGGATGACTCTGCCACCCTGTACTCGTCTCCGTTTGAGTGGCGCACCGGTAACACGACCTACAACGTGTATCTGGAAGACGACGGTGCTGGCAAGATCCGCATCGTGACCATCGACCTGAG